AAGATGATTAAATCCATATACTCAATTATACCTATCTTTGCTAACATAACCAACACAGACCTTCTAATTGAGTTTGAAGCACATGCCAACTTATACCCCCTATCTCTTAATTCCTTAAACAATTCAATCTTTTCTAAATCAGGTTGTAATTCGGATATTGCTTCAATTGTTAATTGTTGTTTTCTATTCCAAACAGTTTCGTATGTATCTCTTTGTAGTCCTTTGTTTTGAGTAAGTAGTTCTAACTTTTGATTTGTTTTTAATCCATCATATATAGAAAGGTGTTCTGCTTCTGAAATAATATATTTGTTACTCTGTGCTATTTCCCATAGGGCAGTATTCAATGTATCGTAGTGTATTTGTTTAGCTTCTACTAATACACCATCTAAATCAAATATTATTAGTTTTGTCATTATTTTCCGTATTTTTGCCAGTCGTTATGTTTGAATAAACCTTCACCATGCGCAACACCAAATTGTTGTTGTGCCCACCATTTACTGATGTTTCCTTCCAATGCAATACCATCACCTGCGAATGGATTAACTGTCTCTAAATAAAATTGTTTCTTATATAAGGTTGGATTATTTGTCCAATTACCATATCTAGACGTTGTTATAAACCATTCACCTTTTTTGCTAATCTTATCTGGAAATAATTCATTCGGATTACACCAGTGGACTGAATCTAATAAATGGGGTGATGTACATTCGATTTCTTTATCATAATATTCTAATTCTCTACCTTGATATTGAAATGAAAAATGTGGAGTACCAGGATACTTTCTATGTCTATATCGTATTGCATTAATTCCGTATTCTTTATTGTTTAATAAATCAATACCTTCTTCTAATTTTTTATAAGTGATATCTCTATTTTCTATTAGATTCCAATCATGTTCTAAAATTAATACATTATCCGTTTGTGCACTTTCTGTGAGTTTGATAAATGCTTTACCTATTCCAATATTGGTTTGCATACCGATTATATTTAAACCAAAATGTTTGGCTATTTGATAATCTTGTTCATTAAACTCTTGAAATAGAATCGTAACATCGTTTACCATATCAAACAAACCATTTTCATAGTATGTAGTTAGGGTATCTACAAGGACTTGTCCACTATGCCAGGATAATATTCCTATGCTGATTGGTAATTTTTCCATTTTTTATTTTTTAAATATCATTTCAACATAATTCCTATTACGAATTATTTTTACATTTCCATTTTCTACAAATCCTAATTCAGCATAAAGATTTTTAGCAAAATTATCAACAAATACCCAAAGAGATGCGTATTTTTTATCTTTTAAATAAAGTTTATATGCTTCCCTTGCATATCCCATTCTTCTATACATAGGATGAATATCCATACCAACTTCATCACCATTGGTTCTGATATATCCAATTCTATCATCGTTGATTTCTATGATATACCATTTTGGTTTTGTATCTAAAAACCATTCAGCACATTGTTCTAATATAAATACTGAATCATTTTCCAAATTCACTCTAGTTGTTTCATCATTTCGAACTTCTAATAGAAATGGTAAATCCCATATAGTCAATTCTCTTAAAACCATTACCAACCCTTTTTGATACAATCAACGATATATTGTCTTTCTTCTTCAGTTACCCACCAACCCACTGGTATAGAAACTACTTTTGGTAATATTCTATCTAATGTTGGTAAAGGACTTCTAAATTCTTTTACTGCAGTGTGTTTATCATTTCTTTCATGTACCTGCGATACTACAATACCACACTCTTTCATATGTTTGTAGAATCCATCTCTATTTTCAATTAATAAACTATAAATCCAAAATGCAGAATTGTGGTCTGGCTTTCTTTCTAATAGGGTTATACCATTTACACCTTTTAAGTTTTCATCATAGAATTTAGCATTTGCTCTATGTTTACCAATAATGGTTTCGGCATCTTTTAGATTCTCCATACCAACAGTCGCACATATATCATTCATATGGAATTTGAAACCCCACTCTACGATATCTGCTTCACAACGGAAATCCTTTCTATTGCCACCCCTATCAATACCATACCAACGAATTAGTTTTGCTCTATTGTATAAATCCTGATGTGGTAATACTAATAAGCCGCCATCGATTGCTGTAATATGTTTGATTGCTTGTAAAGAGTACATAACCATATTACCATGATTACCTAACTTCTTTCCTTTATATTCAGAACCAAATGAGTGTGCACCATCTTCAATGATTGCCGGTCTAAACCCATATAACTCAAATGATTTATCTTGTATCCTTTTTAATCTATCCAAATCTAATGGATACCCACCCCAATGAACTGCAATGATTGCTTTTGTTTTTGCCGTAATTTTTCTTTCTAAATCATCCAAATCCATATTAAGAGTTTTCTCATCAATATCAACCCATTTGATTTTCAATCCATTTGCAAGTATAGGCCAATTAGATGCAGTACAAGTTAATGCGGTTGCAAGAACTTCATCACCATCTTTTAGGCCAGGCCAATTTCTTTCGTGAATTGAGTATCCATCTGCTGTAATGTAGTTAGCGGGTTTTTTTAATAAGTGTAATGCAAGATGTAATCCCGATGTACCTGAATTTAAAGTTACTACTCTATCTGAATTGAAATATTCATTTAGTTTTACTTCAAACTCATCTACTTTAGGGCCTTGTCCTATATATCCACTATCCAATATTTTACCAACTTCTATTTTAGCGTTGGGATTCATATGTACTTTAAACAATTGAATTGGTGTGTTTATTTTTTTCATATTTTTTATTTTAATAAATTTCTACTGGTAATTTTAATCTGATACATTTGTTGATTTTACTTAATAATTTATGCCATTCTTCCGTATCCTTATCTATTATTGCTTGAAATTCAGGAGAAGCGGAAGTTGTACTCATTTTTGTTTTTATTGGAAATCTTCTCATTTGAAAAATTTTACTTGGCATAACCATTTGCATCCAATTATCTGCATACCATATTTTAAATTGTTCAGGTAATTGCATCCATGTTGATTTATGAAATGATATTAAAACACCCCAACCTGTTTTATTATTAGATGGGTCATATGGTTCTATTGCAGGGTCAAGTTCTACATTTTCTTCAAAATTATCACTATGAGCCCCTATGATTCCTGCATTTTCAAACCCAATTTGATTGTGGATTTCATTTAAAATATATAAATAAGAATCAACATCAAAATCAATATCATCACTTGACAATACTATTAAATCGGTACTTGAATTTTTAACTAATTTATTATAAGCAGGAATCACATATGTATTATGTGGTTCTTGTATATGAATTAATTTTTTTATGTGACTTAAATCTCTATTGGGGTCATATGCATTATCTATAATTAGTATTTCTTTAACATATTCCGATTCATCATACTTTTTAAGCATATCAAAAATAGATTCTGATTTCCATAAAGTTGGAAGAGTTATTGAAAATTTATTTTTTATATTTTTTTTTCTAAATTTTTCTATTAATTTATCAACTCTTTGTATTTGAGTATGGTTATTTAAAACCTTATTCATTCCATTTAAGGCAATACGATTGAGTTCGTCTCTATTTTCATTATAATAATTTATCTTTTCAATACAATCTAACATATTATCATAATAAACTATTTCTTCGCCCTCTATAAACAGTTCAGAAAGACCAGTTGATTCGGCTAATCTATCGGTTATAACCATCTTACCACACGCCATTCCTTCAAAGATTCTACGAGTTATTTCTCTCCATCTACTATTCTGAATAACCATTAGACCGGAATTCAAAAATTCAGTATGTTCTATTGCATCCATTCCATTTCGGTTTCCAATCAGACCCTCACCCCATTCTGTAAGGTAATCTAAAAATTCAGAACCACCTCTTCCTCTACTTGTCACCGCAACATATTGAGGCGTTTCATCCATTGGAAATTGAACTGCCGTATCTGCCCAATGTGGGACCCAATCTGCATTTATACCTCTTTTTCTATATTCTTCTGCTGATACTTTATCTGGTGTAATTGTATAATGAAACTTACTGGCTTTTGGATAGTTTCTTACAAAGTTTTGAGGGTCATCTCCACTTTCTTGTATCCAAAATGTGTTTGGTTTTAATGATTTATCCAACCATTTGGAATCAATTCTACCCCAATCCATAAACAATACAATATCCGTTGGGATATCTTGTTGAATCCATAATTGTAATTGGGAATCATCCGTTGCAGTTATTGAAACTATTTCAGTTTCCCATCCTCTCTTTTGGAATTCATTTAATAATGATAAAGGAGTTGACCACGTTTCATTTGGAGAGTGGTTATATATGAATGTTATCTTAGATGGTTGCATAGAAAGAGTTTTGTTTTTCCTGTCTTTCTATTTGTTTATGATGATATAAACAAAATTGTTCTTCTGCCGGAAAATTTGAGAATGTATTGTATCCTGTAATTCTTTCATGTACTTTACCCATCCATGTGACATCATCCGTATTCTTATATATTCTTGTCTGATAATCAGGAAAGTTTACCCATTGGGTTTCGTTTACATTCCAACCCCACTTTTGAATATGAGATTGAGTTAAACCTTCGACCGTATTGATTCGCGGTACGAATACAATATCTACACTATTACTATCCAATACCTCGCCTAATATTTCTATTAGATATTCATGTGGAATTTCATCGGCATCTATTTGAAAAATATAATCCTTTGAACAATGTGATTTAAGATTATTTTTGAATGATGCAAAATCATTATTTAATGAAAAACCAACCACTTTGTGATTGGAATGCATTACATTGATTAAATTAAGATAATCTGCTACCTCTTTAGTAACTGATGCTTCATCATATTGAATAACAATCTCATCTTCTTCTCTAATATGTAATTGTAAAAAATTAAGAAGTTGTGTCAACTCATCAATTTCGTTACAAACTGTAACTGCGTAACTTATACTAGCCATCTTTTTCGTTTATTTCTTTTTTAATACCTTCTCTTCTATCAGAAGTCGTGTTTCCTTCTTTGAATATTTCTTGTAAAAATCCGTCTTCAAAACGTATTTCCCACACATTTTGAATTTTATCTAAAAAATAAGTTCTATAATTATCTAATTTATGTGAGTAAATTGTCCTATTTCTTTTTACATAGGTTTCAAACAATTGCTGTCCATCTTTACCCATTAGTTTAAGTAATTCACTCAATGGTTGGTCTTTTTCAATTGGTTTTGTACCATCCCTAAGATTATTTAGAAATGTAATAAAATTAGCAGGTATTACATGATTCAATAAAAGACAATGAATTTTTTTATCAATTTTACCAATTACAAATACATATCTACTTTCCTGTCCAACTTTCGTTGGTGGTACACCATCAATATAGGTAGAAATACGATAAACGTTTCTAGGTAAAATTAGTGATTTACTAATTCGTTTTTCCGGCTTTAATATTTCTTTATATTGGTTGGTATAAAATTGCATTTTATAATTTAGTTAACTTTGGTAGTTTCAATTCGACGTGACTTGCAACTTTAACATATTTGTTAAGTAAATTACCAAAAGCTTCTGTCATTTTTCCTAATGAAAAATTATTTTTAATATTTGTTTGTAATCCCTTTGAAGTATCTGAATATTTATTATAATTTTTAAACACATCCATTATTTTTTGTGCTGCAGTTGAATAATTTACGGAGAACCATTGTGATTCTGCCATTAGGAATTGATTTGCTGCTGATGGGTGAACATTTGTTAATTCTCCATCTAAATAAATAGTATTAGTTTCAGGTAAAAAATCAGTCAATCCACTCCATTTTGAAACTATAACAGGTTTACCGGTTGTAGCGAATTCGGCCAGTGGTCTACCATACCCTTCACCTTTAGTAAATGATATCATAGCCTTTACTTTTGGATGATGATATAAATTTGCTATTTCGCTTGGTTTCATATCTCCAAATAATAAATAAATCGGTGGACAGTTTTCACCATATTCTTTAGTTATGGTTTTAATTCGTTCACTAATCTCCTCTCTATCGATAATACTAAATCCAGCCATAGATGTTTTTAATATCAAACCGGGTTGTTTATTTTTTGGAAGGGATTTGAAAATAGTACAAAATGTTTTAATTAACATTCCTACATCTTTTCTATCTTGTCCTAAATCTCCACTCAACCAATGACCTACAAATAAGAAATTAAAATCAGTTTCAATTTTTTTATTTAATTTTTCAGTATTAATAAGAACATCTTGTTCTTGATTAGTTCTATTTAAAAAAATATCTAAATCAACTCCTTCAAAAAGAACTTCAATTGGAGTTTGAACATTTATATCTCTAATTTTTTGACCTGATGCTTTATCCACTTCAGAAAATGAAGTTTTTTGCAATACCTCTTTTGTAAATTTAGATGGTACTAAAACTAAATCCATTCTATTACACCCATCAATAAAATCCTTTGGTGCTAAAGTAGTTTCAACTCCTGCGGTAATACCAATATTGTATTTACCCATTTTTTTAAATTCATTAGCAACTGTAACCTGAATATACACATCAGGTTCTTTATCTAACGTTGTAATAACACTGCTCAATACTTTTTTACTAAATTCACTCACACCATCAAGTTGATTTTGTGGTGTAGTTCCCCAACGAGTTGGTACTACTTTCACATCATATTTATCCAAATCAAATAAACTTTGAAGTAAATCTCTACTATGGTCACCATATCCACTCCTTGTAAAAACTGGTGCTTGAAATACTAATAATGGTTTGCTCATATTTTATTTTTTATTTTCCGGTTGAACCGAACCCTCCGGCTCCTCTTTCGGTATTATTTAATTCATTTACTTCTGTCCATTCTACGATTGGGTGTGGTACGATTATAAGTTGACAAACTCTATCTCCCACTTTATATGCTAGGGAATCAAGTCCATTTGATTTAACGAATGTTGCTTGAAGTTCTCCTCTATATCCAGCATCAACTACTCCAACTGAATTACTTAAAATAAGTTCCGTATTTCTAATAGATGAACGTGGGAATATTAAACCCATAAATCCATCTGGTATTTCTAATGCTATACCCAATCCGTATGTTATTTGAAATGTAGTATTTTCTTTAATTGATATTGCTACCAAATCCATACCCGCATCACTTTCTTTTGCGTAAAATGGGAGTGTTGCGTTTTCTTGTAACCTTTTTATATTAACTTTCATATTATTTTAATTTATATAATCCAAACCTATCTTTAGGTCTCCAATTTTGGAAAGCAGTTTCCATCCCATCAGAAAGAGTTTTACACATATTTGTATGATTTAATCCACCTTCATTTAACATCCATTCCCTGCCCGCTAAACCTCTCTTTTTACGGTCTTTTTTAGGAATATCATACCAATACTTCATTGCATCAGCAACTTCGTAAATATCCACCTTATCATCAATAATATATGGTGTTGGAACTGAACCTACTAGAGTTTGAACCTTACTGAATACTGGTTTAACCCATTCTCCATGTCCTAACTTATCTGCCCATACTCTCCAATCATGTACCGAACCGATTTTCACATAATCTTCTGCCGTTAATTCTTTACCATCTAATGTAAACCCACATTGGTCTTGTAATCCGCCTGTAACGTTTACAATAATAGGAGTTCCTGCCATTACCGATTCTGCAGTTGTTAACCCAAATCCTTCGTTACCCGCAATGTTAATAGTAGCATCTGATAAGTTATAATACCAATTTAATTCCTCTTGTGAAATTCTAGTTTCTGAGAACTTAACTTCATAATCAGGACAAATGGTTTCCTTTACTTTAAACAAATCTGTTCCGTTTTGGTCAACCGCTTGGGTATGCATAATTAGACAAGTCTTATCTCTATCTTCGATTGGTAGAGAATCTACAAAGCGTTTATATGCCCAAATGACATCGGATGGTTGCTTTCGTTTGATATTACGATTCATCCAAAATAGGACAAATTTATAATCTTTATCACCTAATACTCTTTTACGGAATTCATCAGGTACTTCAGCAGGTTTAAAGGTATTTGAGTTAATACCATGCGGTACATAGGATACTTGCCAATCTTCAAGGGGTTTGAATGTTGGTGAATCATTTCTTTGTCCTACTCTTCGTACAATACCATATGTTTGTTTAGAAATACATCCTAACCAATCACAACTCTCATAATAATCTCTATTATATTGAGGGTCTGGTAAATCATCCCAAATATGATAAAAGAAAATAGGTACGTTTTCACGTAATTCTGCTTCCATATCATATAACCATCTCCAATAACGAGGGTCGGTAAAGTGTAAGATTGCATCAGGTTGATGTCTCATTATTAACTCGCGTAAAATATCAGCATCACCATAACCACTCCACGGAACGATTTTAACTGAAGCATCAAATACACCACTAATTTTTCTAGCATCATCACCTAAATCAATTTCTTTGCCTTTTTCAGGATGTTCCACTGCTGCACCTAATTGTACCCAATGGTACTTATCTAATGTACCAAAAATTAATTCTTTGGATACAGTTGCTATACCAGAGGACATTCTGAAATCATCGGATAATAAAAGAATTTTCTTTTTCTTTCTTACTTCTGTCATTTACTTAAAATTAAAAATTAAAATTGTGAACCACTTGCGTGTAATTCGGAATACTCATTAATTTGAGTTCTAAAAGATTCGTCTTCAATATATCTGTTTAAAGAACGATTAACTAATTTTTGTAATGTGATGTTTGATTCAAACGATAGTTGTTTGAATTTTGAATAAACATCTTTTACGATTTTGACCGTAGTCAGTTTGGTGTTTGTCATAACTCTCTCCTTTTATGTATTATTTATTATGTATAAATATATAAAAATATATAAAAGAGAAAAAAATTACTGCCAAATAGAACAAATTTTTCTAGATTTGAATTCACACCAATCACAAGCTTTTGATTTATTAGTAGGAAAATCAATTTGTTTTACTGCACCTACTTCATCATATACGGAATCAACAAACTCCATAAATCCCTTCCAAGCTGCATTAACTGATGGTTTCCCATTAGCGGGAACAAACTTAGATATACGTGGTATTGTAAATTCAGTAGTATCTGATATTTTTCTTTTTAAGATTTGATATTCAACCTCAATCTTATCTAATGGAACATTATATTTTTCTGAGTAAAACTTCTTATATAGAAGCATCTGAGATGTTTTAACTTTATCTGCTTTTTGATATTGATTCCAACCTCGTGTTGATGTTTTTAAATCAATGATAATAATTTTACCACTTGATACTTCCTTTAATACAATATCAATAAACCCAACAAAATTAACCCCCGGTCTTACTTCAGCGTTTAGGGGTAACTCAATCGAAACTAATTCAAACCCACTTTTAGTATAAAGTTTATCTAACTTAGTTTTAAAATAATGTAGGATTTGTCTACCATCACCAAAGAATTCCTCTAATTCGATTTGAGTACATGGAGTACCTTCGGTCATTTTAGCCTTTTCAGTAGTAAAATGTTCTACTAACTTTTCCTTTAACATTCCCTCTACATCCAATAGAAGTGCCTGTTTTTTAGAAACTCCGTACATAACGGAAAGAAAGTGTTGAATGGTTTCGTGCATTGCCGAACCAAAGATTGTATGGATATTTGCAGATGATTCACCTAACTTATCTATGTAACTTAGTTTAAATTGTTGTTGACAACCTGTCCACATTCCATATTGACTATAACTTACTCTTGCCATTATTTGTTTTTTTATACTGTAAAGATACGAAAATTATTCGATATTACCAACTATTTAGGATATTATTTCTAACTTAATTCGTTCAAAATCAACACCATTTAACTTAGTAACATCGGTATTATTCAGTTTATCCATTTCAGTTGTAAATTGATACATACCGCCTGTTGCGTTTTCAACATCATTAGTTGAATTAGTAAATTTGATTAAATCCTTTAATTCATCAATAGTTTTTTGTTCTGTCAATTCTTTTATACCATTTTCTAAAAATTCAACTAATCGTATTTTTTCATATTCTGGTAAGTTATTTAATGATACTTCAGATGGACTCCATGCATAATAAAAATCAATGTGTTCTGATGATTTTATAAACTTATTTTCTTCCATAAATTTGATAAAATCAAAAATATGATATGCATTATAAATTGTAGTAGTATATTGAAAATTATATTGTAAACCTAACCCACCATTATATGGAGAGTTTGAAATAAAATATTTTTGTATTGTTTTTAAATTTGTTATAAATCTATCGTGTAGAAATCCTATTCGTTGGTATTCTCCAACTTCACCAATTCCATCGCATGATATAGATAGGAATACTCTATCGAATCCTTTCCATAATTCAACTAAACTATTTTCATCATAAGTAATTACTGATAAATTAGTGTTATAATGAATACTCAATGGTCTGACATTACCCCAATGTTGTTCTACAACTGGCATTGTATCATAAAGATATTTTAATACCTTATAATGTTCTGGCATTATTAAGGGTTCACCCCCTGCAAAATAAAAGCTTTTAATATTTTTTAAATGTGGAATTAGGTCTTCAACAATTGTATCGGAAACTTTCATTACCTTAGTTCTACCTTTAGTATGACCGGGTCTTAATTTATCAAAATCTTCATACCAATTGGATGAAAAATCATGATTACACATTCTACATTTAAAATTACATAAATTTGAGAAGCGAATATCCACATGTTGGAATTGGGAATCAACTGAGTAATCTTCTTTAACTTCAGGCATCTTCCATAAACGATTATTATTAAAATCGGTACGAGGAGAGTGATTATTTAAATCTTCTTTTTTATAACAAACATCACATACTTTATTTCGTTTACCTTCTAACATATCTTTACGCAATTCTTTCATTTGTGGTGAATTAAAAGCTTCTTCAATAGTTAAGGTTTTTAAATCCAATGGTTCATCAAATCCACTTGCTATGCAACAAGGTTTCATTTCTCCCTTTGGTTCTGAGTATAAATGTACGAATGGTAGTATGCAAGTTGTATTACTCACTATATTTTTAATTTTAATTTTGTGATTTCTTTGGATTCTATACCATACTTCTCACATGTGTACTTAATATGTTCTCTACCTTCTTTTGTTGAATATAGTATTTCTAAATACTCTTCAGCCTGTTTTGTAGAACATTGATAATCCTTTGCAACTAATTCAACTAACCATTTTTCGTAGGTATCTTCTTTCTTACCCTTCACATATCTAAGGTAATATTTTCCTTTTGGAATAATACCAATTAGTACTAGATATAATTGCTTGGGTTCTAATATTTCAGTATAAGGTTGTATCTCTGAAATAACCGATATCCAATCTGGATTCATTGAGATAAAACGATGTACCATATAATTAGACCAAGTCTTTTTATCTGCATCATCTAACTTGTCCCAATACTTTGGGTCTTGTTCGGTTGTAATTGCTTTGATATGGTCGAATAGTGATTTGGCCATTATTCTTGTTCTACTTTTAAACCGGGAGGTAATACTTCATTAAGTACCTCACCACAATCACCACATAAGAATAACTCTACCGGCAGAACTTCATCTTTTGGTTTGCCTGATAATAGTTTTGAAATCTTACGAAATCCAAACCCTTGTACAAAAATCTCACCACCACATTTTGCACATCCTATTGGGGTTGTTTTTTCTAAAGGAATTTTTACTTCTTCCTGCTCACCTATTGGTTGTCCACCTGCTCCTAAAATTTGTGCCATATTGTTTTAATTTATAACCATTAATAAATCCATTTCTCTACATAAGAAATATTCAGTATCATCTAATTTAATTTTTTGAATATTCATTCCGCCGGATGGTAATAATACTTTATCACCTACCGATACTTCCATTGGAATTTTAGTTCCGTTTTGGGTATAAATACCATTACCTACTGAAACAATTATACCGAATTTATTATCACCATCTTGAACAGTGTCTGGTATGATAATACCACCAATCCTTTTTTCGCCTGTTTCTACTTTGATTAGGACTCTATCTCCTAATGGTTTTGCTAATTGTACTTCTGTTGACATATTTTTTTTGTTTTTAATCGAACCATTGGGTTCTGTTAGTTTTTACGTGTTTTACTCCAGTACCCTTTAGGATTTCATGCCCTTTCTTTTTCCATGTAGATATCACCTTACTATCTCTTTTTTTATGTAAAGCCAATTGGTCTAAATATGAAAAGAAATCTTCCTCTGATAGTTTCTTTAAATCCTCATCAGTTAGGGGATTGTTTGGGTCGTATGTTATCATTGTATCCGTATTTATCCTTAAATATACGAAATAATATTCGTATTACCAAATTATAAGGATACTATTTTTTGAAGGTATTCTTCGATTTTTTCGGGTTTACTCCCTATTAGGGGTGTTTCTACTACATTCCCCTCAAAGACTCCTAGAAACGTAGGTATATTCGTTAAATTGATAATGCTCCTACTCTTTGGTGATTCATCTGCATTAATATGAACAAATAATATATTTTCATAATATGTAGATAATTGTTGAAGATGGGGTTTAATCCGTGCACAATCAGGACACCAATCTGCGTAGAACATTACAAATACCTTTGAATTCTCTTTAATAATTTCACTAAGATTATCATTAACTAATTCTATCATAACCCATTAATATATTCCTTTAATCTATTTTGAGGTGTCCATCCTAATCTATTTAGAGCATCATCATTTTCTCTAAGTGTTTTACGATAGTTTCCCATTTGGTCGGGTATATGTATTGAGTCAGTTCCAAATTTTTCTTTAAACATCTCATATACTTCATTGATAGAATAATTTATACCAGTACCCAATTCCCAAGCATCTTCATGCTTTTCAGAACCAATTCCTATTTTATATAAGCCATCTATAATATCATCAACATGAGTGAAATCTCTCCGTTGTTCGCCATCACCCACAATAGTAATTTTTTCACCATTCTTAACTTGTCTTCTCCAGATACCAATTACTGCTGCCCAATCTCCTTCTACAATTTCTTTCGGGCCGTAAACGTTATAGAATCTACAAATTTCTACATCTAAATTATAAACTTTTTTGTATAGTTTATAAATCTCCTCACCCATATGTTTAAAACAAGCATAAGGTGATTGATATGGGTCATGCCAACGAGATGATGAACCTGCATAAACAACTTTTACATTATTATGTTTTGCCCAATCTGCAACAGATAAAGTTGCCGTTGTATTTACTCTGAAAGTTTCTAATGGGTTTTCAAATGAGGGTTGAATTCTACTTAATGCTGCTAGATGATAGCATAAATCAAATTTATCACCTCTCCAATATTCAATTTGTTCGATATCTCCACTTATATAGTTACATCCCTCTATGTGGTTTTCTACTAAACCACTATCGTAATTATCTAATGAATGAACTTCATGTCCTTCAGTTAGTAATCGTTTTATTAAATTAGTGCCAATGAATCCTGCACCACCTGTAACTAATATTTTCATATCTATATTACATCATTTATTTCAATAAGAGTTGCCATAAAACAAATCTCCTTATCTACAATCATAGCATCTTTATATTGCCCTTGTGCAAGAATCATAATTACGGCAGAAGTATTACCCACTGCATAATCGTTTACCTTTTCGTAAAGATGGGTGTATAATTCAGTAAAATCTTGTACGCGGGAATCTGCAACTGCTTGTCTTAGATTTACATAACGATTTCTCTTATCATCCTTTGATTTAAGAATATCTATAATTTTTACTCTAACATCTGCATCAGATATACTGCTACTATCAATTTTTAATACTCCTTTTGAGGAATTAAGTTGACAGGTATTAATAATTTTACGAATATCTGGATAGGATGAATCTACGATTGGAACTAATTCTTTTATTTCAAATTGTATTCTTTCCTCCGTTAATATTTTACTAATTTGTACTGCAACATCTTTTTTAGTAGGTGGGATAATTTGAAAAGTTTGACATCTACTTTGTATCGGGTCAATAATTTTTTCCACATAGTTACAAGTCAAAATGAATCGACAATGTTTACTAAATGTTTCCATTAGATTTCTAAGAATTGCTTGAGCCTGAGGAGTCATATAATCAAACTCATCTAAGATAACAATTTTTATATCCTTAAACCCAATTGTAGATGCAAATGATTTTACTTTATTACGGACAGTATCCACATTGTTTTCATCAGATGCGTTTAGTATCATAAAATCACAATTGATTGAATTAACAATCAACTTTGCAAGTGTAGTTTTACCAGTTCCTGCTTTACCATAAAGTAAAAGATGTGGAACATCACCGCTTTCAATATAATCACGAATCTTTTGTTTTAAATGGTCATTACCAACATAATCCTCTAATTTTTTAGGACGATATTTTTCAACCCAAAGTGTATTTGGGGTTTCTTCTTTTATATTTTCTTCAAAAAATGCCATATTATTTATTTTATATTTTAAATAGTCTTTTTTATAAAGGTACACAATGCATATCTACCAATTCCACCCACTACTGTTGAAACTCTATGCTCAACATCAGAATTACTTAATGATACTATTGCTACATTTCCAAATACAGGTGAAACACTTTCATTACCATCTAATATCAAAATACCACCATCATTATCATTATATGATTCATTTAAATAAATTAAAATAGAACAAACTCGTTCTGGGTACATTCCATCTTTATGGTTTTCAATTACACATCCATCATCATAAAATGTAAACTCATTTACAATTGTAGATAGTGTAACATCTTCATCTATTTGAAAACATTTTCTAACTAACTGGAATATTGAGTTATTAATGAGTGTAACATTTATATTTTTAGTTTTACATACTTCTGCAAGTGATTGATTGTACCAAGCTTGTTCTACTTTTTTTAATTTTTCAAAAGCTTTTAATTTTTCAATTTTAGCATCATCGTATGATTCATATTCATTTTTAAGTTGAAATGGCATACCTAAATTTAATTCTCTTTTTAATTCACCATCTATTCTGACCCTGGTCATATAAGATTGTAAATTATCGGTTTCGTTACATTTAAAAGGTAATAATAGATTATATAAATCCATATCATACTCTTTCAAATTAAATTGAGTATATCCTTTTGTTTGTAAATCAGATTGAATTTTATTAAACTTCATCGGTATTGTATTTTGCTAATTCTTCCGGTGTTGCGAATGGTTCGGGTGGTTGTTCAGCCCAAAATTGTTTTTCCAAATCAGGTGTCCAACCATCTTCACCATCAAGAGAACCAAAGAAATCATTTTCTAAATCTTCTAATGATTCGTTTATATTTTGTATAGTTGGAGAATTAGGGCCGTGTTCCGGTTTCCATGTTGAATTAGTATAACTCATTGTACTACCACTTGGATACCCATATGCAGTTCCTGTTGTAGTTGATGTTATAAATTGTGGTGTTGCGTATGTTATAGAACCACCACCCGGTGTTGTTGTTATTGTTCCAGATGAACCACTACCACAATTTATTGTATATGGGTTATGTGGGTTGTATGGTTGGATAAATGGTAATGTTTGTATTGTTCCAGTATTCGGAACTCCAAACGGAAATCCTATTGGTTCTTCATCCTTAACCTCCGCCAATTTATCTTTTAATATATCCCATTGTTTTGGAGTAATATTAAACTCATGTACTCCTTCCGTAAATCCTTTTAACCAAAGGACGAATTCTTTTGATGTCATTATGTATAAATATTAAAATTTGTAAAAATTATGGTTTGTAAAATACAAATATGGGTTCAAATTTATATGCTTTACCATCATGCTTCACTGCGTTTTTAATACCTGTTTTAGATGGGTCTAATCCTACCATTCGAGTCATTAACATTTTCAATCTACCTTTATATTCACATCCCAATTCAGTTAGAATATCAATAGAATCTTGTTCTAATGCATAATAGGTATCCTTACCAATTTTAATATCGGCAATGTTCCATAGAATGTATCTATCATTTTTAAGATAATCATAAATGGTAGTTAGAGTAGGATGTAAGAAGTTTTGTCTCCAATCCTCATACTCACCATATGCTTTGAATGATTGATTCTCATCTTGTGAATATTGTTCTCTATTGAAATATGGAGGTGATGTGAATGCTAAATCCAATTTACCTGCATACTTTTGAAACTTAGGATTATGTTGAATCAATTCCGAACCATCTTGAAATAACTCATAAGTGTTTGATTGTTTTTGAACATCAAAGAACTTACCAAATGTTTCTGAATAATCATCTACACAATTTTTATTGTAGAAATCAGCAACATACTCATAACGTGAAATACCTAATTCCAGTATAAAGTTATCAGGGTTCGGGTCAGTTCCAATGTAATGGGTTTTCTTACGAGAACTCATTGCACCTAATATCCTACCACCCCATCCACTTGATGAATCATAAATGTGTAAGGGTTCTGATTGTTCAATATGAGATGTGTAATGTTCGTATAACCACTTAGCAGTTAGTGCAGGAAAATTCACTGCAGGTTGACCACAACTTAAACGAAACACTTGTAATATCTTTGGAAAAATACCAATTGTTTTATCATACCAACGAATCAGATAGAAAAACTTTTTAACCGTCCCGTCTTTTAAAGTAGTAGATGGTTCAATAGTTTTAATATTAGATAATTGAGTATGCGATAACCATCCCTTATCCTTACATTCTTGTACTTGTTCAGCAGTTAAATATAGATTACCAAACCCAATATATTGTTCATTGATAGTACCATAATTATCTAAGGTATCTTCCTTTACTTTCGCAAGAACAATACCTATGTTTTCGTACTTACCAACGAATACTTTACCTTCATGCACTTTTTGTATAAATTCAATACCAGTTTCACCATCCCAAAATTCATTCTCATCTTTCTTATTCACAATAGAACGTGACCACGAATACATAGAATCTTTCTTAACCGCCCTCTTCATTATATGAACGAAGGTATCTTCTAATTTCGGGTCTGAGAAATGGTCATAAATGGATAATCCACCTTCTGCTGATTTACCAATTGATATTTTGGTTTTCAACATAGTTGGAAAGAATTGATTTACTGCTGATGCATCTTTATTGAAGTTTTGTAAAATACCCAATGAGTTATCATCTCCCGTCAAATCTTTTTGAAGGAAATCACAATCATTTGTTTTTAACTTTTTGAATGAATCGATTATATCATTCTTATCTTTTCCGATAACAGGAGGAACACCATCGGTATCCCATTGTTTAGTTACTTCTATGCGTAGTAACTTTGCCCAACTAATAAACTCATCATCAGTCATTTCTAATAACCGATGATAAGTTGTATTGGATTGGAATTCAGAAAATTTAGACCTTTCGTAATAGTGTTTACTCATATCTTAGTTAGCGATTTCCACTAAATAGTAATCGGATGTATAGGCATCTACTTCAAAATGAATGTGAGATAATCCCTGTGATGAAATTTCTAAGATAGCATCTTTAGCTTCTTTGTTTGCAACTAAGATTTCTTTTAAGTAAGTTGCTGAGAATGAGATTGGGTTAATACTACCTTCACACTCACAATCAACATCAATAGAAATTCTATTAGTGTTAATGTTTGAATGACCTAAGATAATTTGACACTTACCATCTTTCGCAACGAATGTGAAATTGTTCTCATCTGTCAACGCCGATTTAGCACGGATGAACTTTGTAATAAAGTTTTCATCTAACTTAATTTTAATGTTGAAAGTTGGTAATTGTTTCAAATCAGGTACATTTGGGATAACCGAAAGGTCAGCCAACATATAATTGATTGAAGTTGAACCATCTTTAAACTTTAATGATACTGCTTTACCATCGATATCAGAGATTTCAAAATCAATTGATTCTCCTAATACTGATAACATTTTAGTCAACTTAGATGTATCATATACACCAAATGTTGTATCACTATGACCAAAATCTGTCATTGTTACTTTACCCAATACTGATTTATCATCAGAGATGAATGCAGTTGTTAATGAGTTGTCTTTTGTTTCCCATTTTACCGATTCTACTAAACCTGCAAGATTGTACTTTTGTACGAAACGCCCTAATTTACCTTTTTCCATGTTGTTTTTTTTATTGTTTTAATTTATTGTAAGTGTAAAGATACGAATAATTTTTGAATTATCCAAATTTATTTTAAAAAGAAAAGAATTTTTCTGCATTTTTTTGTTCACTCATCACCTCACCCCAACCTAAGGCGTTATAGAAATCTTGTAATTTACCTTTTAATTCCGCTTCGAAGATTCGATTATGGTCGGTATAAGTTGCAATGAAATCAACGATTTCCTGTGGGTCATCATACCCTGTGAATCCCAACCCATCAATTCCTAATGGATTATTTTTAAGATATACCCATTTGATTTTATCACCATCTTTCATCGGTGAATATTTGAATGGTGCTTTGAAGTGGGTGAGACAATCATTATATAGAATTGCTGCTTTAACGTGAGCAGGTGCTCCCTTTTCCATATGAAATATCTGTCTTTTCTTTGGTGAGTATTTTGAAAGGTTTTTAACTGCTGAGTTCTTTGCAATTTCATGTATCGGTCTATCTACCATACTCTTTTTAAACGCAAGAACAAACGCCGTTAACTCCTCTTCAGATTTACCTTTTAGAATATCTATTAGAACTGTCCCCATACAATCTTGAAACGCCTTAGGGAATGATGACCTTCTCACATCCAACCCCTTTACATCCAATCTATCTACCGCAACACCATTGTTTGAAATAATCCATTGTGCATATCTCTTCTTCGCAATCCAAATACCTGCCCTAGCAACGTATTCCTTTTTAATTTCTAATCGGTGATTCTGAACATTGAAAAACTTATCCGAAAGAATATCATAAAACTTATTTAGATAATCTTGCATTTCACCTGCAATTCCATCTACCAATACTGCAACTTCACTATCCGGCATCGCCTTCCAATTTGGATGACGGAAATCTAAAAGTGGTACTGCGGAAAAGAATACTGAATCCGTATCAATATAAATGTTAGAATCTACATCGGTTGTTCCTAATTCTTTGTTGTATTTGATGTTCCCCATATTCGCCGAGTTCTTAATAACCGTCTGGCCCGTAGTCGTAACTGCCTCTGCATTATCAACATCGTAAAACCGAAAGGCAGGAAGACCAAGCACACCATAAAGAGAGTTAAGTAGAATTTTTTGAACCAACTGTCTTTTGCCGTAAAAGGCATATTTTTCTTTATCACCCTCCAGACCATACTTCTTTTCCAACTTTCTAAATTCCACCCTTTCATTGAACCAAATATCTAAAATTTCAGGAATACATCCTATTTTATCTTTACGATATAACACACCATTTGATGATACTGTTAAATCTACCTCTTTAATATACTTTTCTAAATTATCACGTGAGATTTTATTATCACCCATTTGATAGAAATCAACCTCCCTCTTCATATATTTCTGAACATCCCAATCTGCAATTTTAGCAACTTTGGTTTCAGGAGAAATGTTGATTGTCATAATGATTGATGGATATAGAGAGGTTAAATCCAAATCATATACCCAATCATACTTACCCACAATCGGGTCTTTTACATACGCACCAATAAACTTCTCTTGTTCGTTATCTCTTAGGGCTTGCATCATTTCCTTACGGTCTGATGGTTTATTTGGAGCAACTAATCCCTTGCGTTTAAGGAAACATAACAATGCACCCTCCAAATATTTTGAGGAATAAACGAAATCCTCATACGGAACGTGCCCTGCGTGACAGATACCTCTACATAAATCAATGAATTGTAATTTCTTATCTAACTCTACCACAATCTCAACATCGACTAAGTTATACTCAATGAACTTTTCAATATCTTCGTTGAAGAGGTCATCTAATGAACCTTTGTATTCAATCTTACCCTTACCCAATTCAATTGTACCAATGGTATCTAATCGATAGTTAGGTAATTCGTTGTAGTTAAATTTCTTATAGAGTGATAGGTAATCTAAACAACTTACTCCCGCAAAGAACCATCTTTGACGGTAGGGAGAATAGAATGCTTGACCAATAGGTGATAACCTCTTTGCTTGAGATTCACCTAAGATGCGTTTCATTCGGTTGAATAGATACGGAATATCAAAGTTGTCAATATTCCAACCAGTTAAGATATCCGGTGAGATTCCTTCATAAAGTTCTAAGAACTTCATACACATATCCCTCTCATCTCTGAATGGTAGAATAATTGCCTTATCAGTTTTTCTTTCCACCATCTTACCTTTCTTATCCATAATCAATACCCAATATTGATTGGTGATATTATCTTGTAGACCAATAGCGGTAAGTTCGTTTTCAGCTTTTTCGGTATCAGGTAATCCACTTTCCATTTCCACCTCAATATCGAATGTCATTGTTACAATGGTATCAGATGGGATATCGGAATCAACATAAGTATCCACTAAAACACGAGTAGTTTCAGGTACATCAGATTCAAATAAATTGGGGTCATCCCCTTTAAATTTATAAATCTTAGATAATTTATCACCATAAATAGAACGGGCCTCGCCTCTATCTGCTCTTTCGTATGCGTATCTGGTGTATGGAAATGTCCTATATCCCAAATGTGAATCCCATAAATGTATGAGATTTCTTTCTCGTTGATAATATATGTTCTTGTAGATAGTTTTAAATTTTTAGTTGTACAAATATACGAAATAAGTTTGATTTATCAAAATTTATAAATTCCACCAATATTCCAGAATAAAATAGTTCCTTCAATTTGGTCTATGTTTTCCTCTAACCATTTCCATTGCTTTACATCCCAAAATTGGTTGGTTGGAAATGGGGTTTCGTAACCATCTAATCTATTCTCAAATAGATACTCTGATTTTCGTATGTTTAGGGGAATTGGAATCCCACTCTTTTTAAGTGTTTTATTGATTGAACTCACCGATGATACACAAGTTGTCCAAATCTTTCTTTTAACTTGTGGAAAAAACTCTTTCAGTTCTTCTCTATAATATCCCTTCGCTAGACCGGATAGGGTTACACCACTACCAGATGATACTACTAAGTTATCAAAATGGGCAAGGGGTTGAATCCTATCTGCCAAATAATCTTTATAAAAATCGTGGTCAAAAGCGTAAGGTAACATTTGCCATCCTTTTTCTCTTGCATCTTTCTTTAAGGAGTTATACATAATCTGCATCATATTAGGTCTAATCGGATATAGGTTTGTTTTAGGATACATTTCTTTAATCATTCCCAAATACTCTTGTGATATCTTTTTAGAATCCGGATGTGCTGCATAAAATTCAATTCCCAATTCTTCACAAATTGCACTCAATGCCCATGCTGTCCAACTACCATCTACGGAAAGGTGAACCAGTGGTTTTGATTTATCAATATATTTTTTAACCAATTCAAATAATGCTGCTAATTTACCCCACGGCGGTAAGACCATACCATCACCCATCAGGTCATCTCTCTTTACCCATACCTCTCTACCCTTAATGTGGTAAAGTTCTAATGGGGTATCTTCGGTTAATCCTTTTAGTTTTAAATCCATTGGTATATCCCTCCTGAGTTTGACGTTAATTCTCCTTTCATTTTTCTATGAGAGAACCCGTGTATTTTTTCAAAGTTATCACCAATCACATGAATCATATTTTTTCTTTTCTTAAAATTAATAGATTCATCTTTTAAAATGATTTCTTCGATGTATTGTTTAAAATTTGTTCCTTTTTGAAATGCCCTCTTTTCCTGGTCTAAAATCTCATCAGGTAGTTTACCTCTAAATGCATCAGCAAGTGGTAATTTCCATTGACCTCCTTTACATAGGAATTCATCAGTTAAGTTTGTGGTATAGTTTAGAAATTCAGTATCAAAGAATGGACATCTTAATTCGATTGTTCCATAATTCATAAAGATAGTATTACCTCTTAATAGGTTACCATAGTATTGTTTTTCAAATAATTTTTTACGAACATCACTCCAATCTGGTTTCTTACTGAACATACGGAATGTACCATAAGAACCATATGACTCATCACTACCCTCACCACTAAATGCTACTTTAATTCCATCCTTTGCCATTTGTTCTGCAATAAAGGATTGTAAGATACCTACTTCCATTTGAACTGTCGATGGATATTCGATTACTCTAATTGAATCTAAAAATCTTTGTTTAATTATTTCTTCATCTTTAGGAACAAATACTTCAACTAACTCCACTCCTAAATACTCCGCACATACTCTTGCCTTTTGTAAATCTTTTGAGGTTTCATCAAATGCAATTGTGTATGCTTTTAGGTTGGGTATACGTTGTGATAGTAGGTAGGTAATAATTGCAGAATCGATACCACCACTTAGTGATGTTGCGATTGGTACATCTGATAATAATCTTTTATCTACTGCAGTTTCTAATAACTTAAATGTAGTTTCACCCACCTCTTCATGTGATGTAGGTATAGTAGGTTCGTTTGAAAATTGGAAATAATAATCCTTATGAACTACAATATTATCCGTATTCAAATCAATTATTACCAATGAATTCTTAGGTACAAACTTAATGTCTGAACTCTTTACTTGCGTTGTAATGGATTTCAATTCACTAGCAACGATATAGTTGTTCGTATTGTGAATATAAAGGGGCAATTTGCCCACCCAGTCCCTCGATAGTATCAACTTATCATTATCGTATATGATGAAGGAGAACATACCCTCTAATCTCTTTAATTCACCTTCCTTATAAAGATATAGAATGATTTCTGAATCTGAATTAGATTTAAAGTGATATCCTCTTCCTTCGTACTCTTTACGCAATTGAGGATAGTTCCAAATCTCACCATTCACTACCAATTCCACTCCATCCCATTCCATTGGTTGATTACCTAATGGTGATGTATCGTTAATTGATAATCGGTTATGTCCTAAGATAATATGTTTATCTCCATATTGGAATTCTTTGATACCACGATTATCTCTGCCACGATGCTCAATTGCTTCGAGCATTATATTCACATCATCTCTTTTATAACCAATCGTTGCTACAATTCCACACATATTATTTATTTAATGCTTCTAATAACTTATGAGTCTTTTTCGTTTCATCATTCATTTTACCGATATGACAAGAACAAGCTAAAACTGAAACTTTCCCTAACTCCATACCACTTTCTCTCGCTAAGAACTTACCCATCTCAACTAATGCAGTATAATCTGCGTAACCTGATTTAGATACTCTATTTGAACGAATAATTGATGTTAGGTAGATTTTACCACCACGAGGTTTAATATCAATCCCTAACATACAAGGTTGTGAGTATGGATTTCTAGCATCTCTGCTCGGGTCAAAAATAATCAATTCACATCTCTTAACTGCTTTACCTGTCTTTAGAATTTTGATTACGTTTTCTACTTGATTAAATGTTCCTCCCCATGCAATCATTCTACCCCAATATGAATCATGCCAGTGGTCTTTGATGAATTTATATTCTAACCCCTCTTCTGCTACAAAGAATGGATTATCCGATACCTTTGGTTGTGGTTCTAAGAATGTTACGGTCTTTGCGTAATCAATTCTATCATCTCCCATAATTTCTCTAAAATGTGGGTCAAACCAATCATCAGATTTAAATTCGGTGATTTCTGTCATTACGTTTAACTCTTCGGTTAAATCGCCTACCTTTACTCCATTGGCAATAAGGTGTTTAGATACCTTTACCCATGCATCTCCCGGAGATGTTGCTTCTATAACTGTCATATTATTTTATTTTATTTTTTTCCAAATCCAAATGGGTTCACCAAATGCATTATTTTTATTGAGTTCTGTTTTTTCTTTGAGTTCTTCTGCAAAATATTCAGATTTGGCATTTCCTGCACCACCGGAATTAAACCTTTTTGTCATTTCCATTCCAATACAACCCATATATTCTAATCCCTCTGATTTAATAAAGTCATTCATAGCATTTACAATATCAACATACCCCTTATCTGGTGCTGAAAATACATCTGCAATATTAACTGCTAATAACCCACCCTTCTTTAAGGTAGGGATTATTTTTTTAATTGTTTTATGTAGGAAATTAGTATTCCAATCATCTATCTTTTTATAGCGTAAATAACTTTGAGTATCATGTGTGGAATACTTTTCAGTATTGAAGTATGGAGGTGAAGTGAAGATTGTATCAAAAAAGTTTTCATATTTGGAATAATCCACATCTTCTGCCGGTAACCTTATCAGTTCCACAGTTTTAGGATTCTCAAAAAATGTTTTGTGTTTCTGATAAAATTCTATTTGGTTTTCATAATTTGGGTGATTATCTAAATTAGGGTCAATACCAACATAATGTTTGCCCGTTTCACTTGCAAAGAACCCACATAACCTATCACCCCAACCTGCGGAAAAATCTAATACATTCTCACTCTGAAATCTATCATAAAATGCTTTAGCGATTACAGGTTTAAATTGGGATGCTACATACTTTCTTAATGTAGTAGCCATCTTTAGTGTTTCCTTATTTACATCAGTTAGGACTTGTTCCAATGTGAAGAATGCCCGAACTATGGTTTTTATACCATTAACTGTCTGCCATGTCTTCCAACCTGATGGTGTCCTTGACCAATCTACCTTCCATCGATTTTCTATATGGAATGGGTTGGATGCGTTATTACCAACATTCGTTCTTTTAAAGTAATAATTACTACTATCAAATGTAAGTGGATATGCAGATTCCCTTTCGTTACGCGGAAACCATTCTCCCTCCACTAAAATATCCGGCCACCAAGTACCCTTTAACTTTTTATATGCATCAATAGTTTCTTGTTCTGTAATAATAGGAATAGGTGGTGGATAAGTATGTAATACTTCTGATAATGTTTCTACTATCTCTTCCTTTTCAAATGTATTTAGTATATGTTTCCACTCCTCCTTATCAATATTGATATAGGGGGTCATTCCATAAAACTTTTTGAAATATTCTTTTATCATTAAATTACATTTTCCTAAATACCCATACCGGTTCGCAGAAAGTTTTACCAGCATTTTCAATTGCCTTTTGCTTTTCCTCTTCGGAATATCTGTCTTCATCTCCCTCAATCATTGCACCTGCTCCAATTGAACCCGGTCGTTTAGCCATTTCCATACCTAAACATCCTTGATACTCTGCACCTTCTAATGTAGAAATAAAATCGTTCATTGGGTTGGTGATTTCCTGTTGACCTTTACCATCACCTTTGGAGGATGCATATACATCTGCGATATTAACTGCGAGATACCCACCCTTACGGATAGTAGGCCATACTTTTTCAATCGTTGCGTGTAAGAATAATTTATTCCATGCATCAATATTTTTATATCGAATCCAACTTTGAGTATCATCATATGAATATCTCTCTACGTTGAAATAAGGAGGCGAACTGAATACAATATCAAAGTAATCGGTATACTGACTATAATCCATATCCTCTGCCGGAGAACAATGAAAGGTTGCCCTCTTATCAGTTTCAAAGAAACCATTATTCTTTTTATAGAATTGGGCTTGTTGTTCGTATATTGGATGATTTTCTTTACGAGGGTCAATACCTACATAGTGTTCGCCGTATTCTGATGCAAAGAATCCACATAATCTATCACCCCATCCAGCAGAAATATCTAATACATTCTTTGCTTGAACGAAATCATAAAGTGCCTTTGCTACATTTGGTTTGAACTGAGAACAAATATACTTTCTCAAAGATAGACAAGTTCTTAGGGTATTTTTACTAACCTCATCGAATTTTAGGGTATACATTCCACCGATTAATGAAAACATAAAATCAGGGTTATTCCAAGTACGGAATGGCCCAGGTGATACTGTCCCATCGACACTCCATCTATTTGCTTGTTGAAAATGATTCGATGCACCATTACCGGTATTCAGCCTTCTTACATATTGTTGTTTACCTTGAAATCCTAATGGATAACGAGTTTCGGATGCCTTACGAGGAAACCACTCGCCTTCAGTAAGTAGTTCGTGATAACGAGTTCCTTTTAATTTAAGATACTCTTTTCTTGCATCCTCTTCGGAAATATCTGCATATGGTAATTCATATGTCATACATACTTTGGCAAGAGATTCCTTAACGTCTTCTCTTTGGTATGTTTTTTTAATGTGAGACCACTCCTCTTTATCGATATAAAGATATGGTGTCATACCATAAAATTTATCAAAATACTCTATGTACATAACCTTTTATTGTTTTATTCAGTTTATATTTTATCAAAGATACGAAAAATATTCCGTATTTCCAAATCAAATGTGTGTCCACGTTTGACGTTTTACAATTTCTGAAATATTCCACTTACTAACTTTAAAGTTCCTTGCTATAACATTAACTGAAAATCCTTTCTTAAAAAGGTCTCTTATTGATATAACTTGCTCATTTGTTAGTTTAGCCTTAGGATGATTTTCCCCTCGTCTATTATTGGATACATTCATTTATTGCGTTTATATATGCCATCTTCGAAGACACTCCGGTAAAGCGATTTATTTCTTTACCATCTTTTTCAATGATTATGGTCGGTACTGAACGAATTCCATACTTTGTTGCCTCATCATATGCGATATCTACATCATAATCTTCAAACCTTACATTTAAAAATTGATTTTTTATTTCATTAATAACCGGAGCCAATGCTCTACACGGCCCACACCATACTGCCGAAAATTTCTTAACTGTTACCATTTTTGTTTTTCCTTTTTGTTTATCCTTCACAACTTATACATTCAGGGTCCATTGCCTTTGTAGCAATATCTCCTCTTAATACGGATTCCGTTCTCATGTAATACAATGTCTTAACTCCTTGTTTCCAAGCCTCCATTGTTACTTGATTAATCCATTTCGGTTCTGCGATTGCAGGGAATGCTAAGTTTAGTGAAACTGATTGGTCTATATATTGTTGTCTAATACCCGCCTGTCTTACTAAATCCAATTGGTTAATTTCTTTGAATGTTTTGAATACATCCTTAACTTTAAATGTTTTATGTTTATCTTCCGGTAATACCTCTTCACAAAGAATTGTTTTACCATTCACAAAACACCAATTATCCAATTCTGCTATATCTTGAATAGAACCACCATCTTCTAAAATCTTATCCCATACCTCTTTGGTATTGATTCCTACTTTTTTAAGTAGTTTTTCTAATTCAGAATTTCTACGAATGAATGTTCCTTTTGAAGTTTGTTCGGTAAATACATTTGCTGCCCACGGCTCAATACCAGAACTTACATCTCCACTCAATTTAGAGTTAGAAACTGTTGGTGCGATTGCACGTAAGTGAGTATTACGGAAACCACTATCTCTACACCAAAGTGGTTCACCCAATTCAGATGCCATATCTCTACTTGCCCTTTCAGATTCAATTTTCATTTGAGAAAATATCTTACGAGTTTCAAATTGAGCAGGCATTCCTTCAAATGGAATTCCTCTTTGTTGTAAATAAGTATGCCAACCTAATACACCTAATCCTAATGCTCTACCTTTTTCTGCTGAACGAACTGCATTTTCAAATCCTTTCATATTTTTAGCCTTTTGTATGAATTCTGAAAGAACTCCATCTAAGAAATAAGTTGATGTGTAAATCAAATCCGTATCCTTCCACTCATCGTACTTTGCTAAGTTTAGTGAACTTAGGCAACAAACGAATGAATGTGATTCATCGGTATGTAATACAATTTCAGAACAGATATTAGTCATAAAGACTTTCAATCCATTTTGTTTGTACATTGGTGGGTTTTGTTTATTCACATTACCCTTAAATAAGATATAAGGTTCTCCTGTTGCTTTTCTTTTCTGAAGTAGTTTACTCCATTTTCTTCTAGCCTCAGATTCTCCATCTTGTAGTTTTCTCATAAACTTATCACCAACGACTGCACATTGATGAAGATTTAAACATTGACGATTAACATCACCCTTCGGTTCTCTAATCTCCAACCAATCTTCAAAATCTTTATGTTCGATGTTTAAGTTTACTGATGCTGCACCTCTTCTTACTGAACCTTGATTCGTTGCAAGAATAGTTGAGTCATATATTTTAGCAAATGGAACTACTCCATCAGATGTACCATTACCGGTAATCTTTGCACCTGCTGGTCTAATTTGGTTGATATCAATACCAACCCCACCACCATGCTTTGCTAATAGCATTAATTCTAAATTCTTTGAACCTATATCAAAAATGGAATCTGCTACATCTATACCAAAACAACTAATAGGTAATCCCCTATCAGTACCTGTGTTTGATAATACCGGTGTAGCTAAACATAACCATCCTCTCCATATATAATCGAAAAATTTAGATGCTAGTTGCGGTTGACCTAATCTCTGTGCTACTTTTGTACACACTCTCCAATACGCATCTTTTGGTGTTTCACCCTCAATTAAATAACCCTTTGATATAGTTTTAACATATACTTCAGTATTACCCCACTCCGGGAAATCGACACCAAGTTCCCATCCAAATTCTTCACCTTGATTTTTTGCCATAATATTGTTTTATTTAAAATAAGTCATCCCAATTCTCACCTTCACCTGCTTTTGAATAATCGGTAGGTCTCATTGCGAAGAAATCCGTATGAGTTAAACCTCCAGTTAGGTGATAGAACCAATCTAATTCAGATGCTTTCTTTTTATTAAATTCAAAATAATCATCACCTCCGGGTATTGGGTTATATCCTAACTCTGCAAGTTTCTCATTAATTCGTTTAATAATAAAGTGTTTTAGGTCATCTTTTTTCATATTCTCTAAATCACCCTGTTCAAACATCTTATCAATAAATCTATGTTCTAACTCCATTATTAGTTTTGCTGCTTCATAAATTGATGGTTTAGCATCTTCTAATAATTCTGGAAATTCATCACACATATGTCTGAATAATTGACATCCCATTCTACTATGTAGGGATTCATCTCTTACACTCCACTTCATTTGTTGTCCAATTCCTTTTAATTTATTTCTCATTTGGAATGAGTAAAGAACTGCAAATGATGAATAAAGGGATACTCCCTCTGAAAATGCTGAGAATATTGCTAAACTTCTACCAACTTCTTTTCTTGCAATTGGGTTTGTTGCCAAATCCTCATGTGTCCAATCCGAAGTAGTTTTTGTTAGCAATTCAAACTTTTCTGCAATTGCAGGTTCGTGTAAAAATGCTTCAAAATCATCTAATCCTAAAGTTTCATTTAGATACGAATATGCAATTGCGTGAATTGTTTCTTGAGAACCAAACATCATTGCCATCTGACGGATTTCATGTTTTGGAAACCATTGGGTAACCATATTAGTCCAATAATCAGATACAGCACATTCAGTCTGAGCAAATCCTAAAAGGATATTACCTACTAAATTCTTTTCAGATTCAGTTAGTGTTTCATTCCAATCCTTAATATCACCCTGCATAGGTATTTCAGTATGTAACCAAAATGCCTGTGCTTGTTTTAACCATCCCTCAGTATAGTATATCGGAAATTCAAAGGGTTTGAATGGAATTCTTTCAGTAAATAGTTTGCTCATTTTATAAATTTTTTTTACTTGTTCTCTTCTACTGATAATTTTCTATAATCTGTAATAAGTTTTTTTAATTCTCCAATCGCTTTTCTTGCTCTTGATTTAGATGCTTTAGTTGCTCCGTTGTGTTCTGCTTCGAAATGAGTAAATAAATCCTTCATTTGTTCGAATAATTCAGTTGATGTTGCCATAAATTGTTTGTTTGTTAAATTGTTAAAAATTACTCCAACAAAATATCTTGTTGGTGAGTATAACTATTGTATATATGAAAAAAAGAAATGATTTTTTTTTAATATTTTTTTTCTTTTTTATTATCCCATACTAACAAAAAGCTAACCCCTTTATTATAATAGGGTTACCCCATATTTTCTACATACTTTTTATGTAGAAGTTGTTTCTGAACCATCTGTCCATTATTAGATTCCTTTGAAGCAATAATTCCATCAGCAGAAGCTGCATCATATACTTCGATAAATCCTGTGTTTGTATCCATCTTACAAGGAAATGTAATTCCATCTGGTCCGAATCGGTTCTTCATAATGTGAGCCCTTGCAGTGTTATTCAATTTGTCTTTTGATTTTCTACTCCAACTCATAATGAAATCCGCATTCATAACCTTTGCATATGAATCTGCAATCTTATCTGCTTCAATTACATCTGAATCTATCGCAGAACGATTTGTTTGAGAAGCAGTCCATATTGGAATTCTCAATTCACCACCCATACCTCTAAGGTCAATGTAAACACCACCTTGTTCAGCATAAGTTGAATCCGTTTTATTTGAATGGGAAAGAAGTAAATCTGCGTAATCCACAATAATTAGGTCAGGTCGGTTTCCGGCTGCAATCATTTTTTCAATATGCATTTGCAACTTCTTAACACTTACCCCCTTCGGTGGATAATATTTAATAAGTAATTTTCCTTTTAATCCTTTGATTTTTGCTTTAACCTCCTCTTTTCTATCTCTCAAATCCGCAGATGGGATATGGGTAAAGACGGTATCGTATCTAGCACCTACATAGTGTTCTGATAACTCCATTGTATAATGAACTACACTTAATCCAGATTTAACTGCCGATGCACCCAATGCGGTTAGAATCCATGTCTTACCAACACCGGATGGGGCAACTACTACTCCCAATTCTCCTGGCCCTAATCCTCCATCCATCAAATCAGTAATGGGTTTCCAATCAGTTGGGACGGTATCTCTCTTTTCATCAGTTGAACGTGCATCAAAATCTAAAACATAATCATGTCCTAAATCGTTTTCAACCCCAACCTTCATTGCCCTATCTACAAGGTCTTTGATTTTATCGTAACTTCCTGCCTTTAATAAATCTACTGATTGTAGAATTACCTGTTTTAAGTTTTGATTTTTACAAAAGGATGTAAATTCCGTTTTGATGTAGGCTAAATCAGTTACGTTACCTACTTGTGTGTAGATATGGCGTAATTGTTCTACAATCGTTGTTTGTAATCCTTTGTTATCTAATTTCGATAAACTTACTTTGAAAGCATCCATTGTGGGTGCTTGTCTATATTCAGTATGATAGTTAACAATTTCACTAACTATCCATTTGTTTGCATCCGATTCAAAAAATTTGGGTGTAACAATTTCTGATATTTGGTCTAAGAATTTATTATCGGTTAATAATGCAGATACAACTTTGGATTGGAAAGACTGTCCGTATTTCGATAAGTTGTCTATATCTTGCATTATTTATTTTTTTCCTTCTTTGTTTTCGTTTTAATTTCTTCAACTTGAGTTTCAACTACTTCGGTAACTACCTCAGTCTTACTCTTTCCTTTCGATGCTTTCCATTCGCTCTTTGGAACGAATTTCCAATATCCACCTTTTACTCTTTCATCTGCCTCGATATCACTCACTCTCTTAATTTCTCCTAACGTATAGGATTTCCCTTCCTTAATTGTTTTAATACACTTCATAGTTTTCCTCCATGTTTAATTGTTATTTTGTAATAATATTTCCAAATGTTGTTTTTAACCAATCATTGATATCACCAAAGTTGTTTACCGCTTTATACTTTAAACATACTTTCATAAAATCTAATTTATTCAATTGGTCGTTTGGTTCATTAAATTTACTCAATATATTCATTTTTATAATACCTGATATATCGGGGTCATCTAATTGCATCAATTCTCTATTCATAAGAATCTGCTCCCTTGCAGAAAGGATATCATCGTATATCTTAATCTTACCTCTCTTCTCATCACATAGGCGGAATAAGTCATCAACAGATAATTTAACATCCTCAGTCAGTTCTGGAAACCTCTTTACGAGGGTTTTAACACCACATCCATTAACTCCTGGTATGTTATCTGATTTATCACCATCTAATACCCTATATAAAAGTAGATTTTTTGATTCGATTCCGAATTCTTCCTTAACAACGTTCCTATTATAGATTTTCTTTTTGGTGGGTGACCAAACGATGGTTTTTTCGTTAACCAATTGAAGGAAATCCTTATCAGTTGACATAACCACCGCTTGTTCATCCTCTTTAAGTAGTTGTGTAGTGATGTAGGCCATAACATCATCTGCCTCTACACCATCATATATCATGTTGGTTACAGGTAGATAATTTAGCATTTCGTTCAACCAAACAAATTGTCTTTTCATTGATTCGCGTTCATCCTCGATATTCATCATACCGGCATATTGACGATTCACTCTAAGTTTGTTTGGGTCTCTATCTGCCTTATAACCCGAAAATCTCTTTTTTCTACTTTGGGAGCCACCTTTACCATCGAAAACTACAATAACACGAGTCGGTTGAACCTGACGGATTGCGTAACCTATTGATTTTAAGACACCCGTTACACCACCTAAATGGTCGCCATCATCATTCATTGTGGGAATGGATGACCAGCAACGGATGAATGTATTTAATCCATCAATTATCAGAACTCTAGAATTTCTAGTTTTAATAGAATTGCTAGTATGTTCTTTTTCTACCGATTCTAAAATGTTTTTGTATATTGCTTTCAATGTGTTTTTTTTAAATTAATCATCCATTCCTGCACCTGATGTATCGATTTCCATATTTTCGATATCTAATGTGTCTGATTTGTATTGTAATATTGTAGATTCACAAATCTTTTTATATATTTGTTCTCTAACGTCAACCCTACTTTCCATCATAGTGATGAAATCTTTAGATTGGAATTTAATAACCTCGCCACTATCGGTATCAGTATATTCATACCAAGCACCTGCTTGTTTAACGATTTTATTATCTTTCATTACCACTAACCACGAACCATAGTTATCGATTCCTCTATCAAAGAAGATATCAAAATCTGCACATCTTAATGGTGGGCCCATTCTATTCTTAACGACTTGAGCTCTTACTTTCATACCAACGATTTTATCGTTACCATTTACCTTCATCTTAATCTGTCCCATTCCTTTCAAACGTAATCTAACCGAAGCATGGAATGCTAAGGCTTTACCACCGGATGTAGTCCACGGGTCACCGAACGGCATTGCGTTCATTTTCTGACGAAGTTGGTTTGTATATACTAATAAGATTTTTTGTCTACCAATCATATTGGTAATCTTTCTCATCGCCTTTGAGATGATGATTGCTTTGTCAGTTGCATAGCCATCTTTGCCATAATCAGAAGCCATCTCCGTTTTAGTGGATGCTGCTGCTACTGAATCGACTACGATTACTACTAATCTGTCTTTGTCTGTCTGTCTAACTTTCTCAATAATAGTTTCAGTAAAATCGAAAATTTGTTCAACTGAGTCTGCTGATACATAAAGTAATTTCTTTACATCCACACCGATTGCTTCAAGAAATTCTCTACTCACTGCAGTTTCAGTATCTATTAACACTGCGACACCACCTTGCTTTTGTGTTTCAGCAAGGATGTGTGCAGATACTAATGATTTTCCACTTTGTTCTAATCCTGTTATCTCAACAATTCTACCAACAGGCAATCCACCATAAGGACGATTTGAAATCGCAACATCTAATGTAGCACATCCGGTTGATACCCAACCCTCTACGTTTGTAGGGGTTGAATCATCATCTAAGAAGAATGCTACTTTTTGGTCTTTAGATTGTTTATTTAGCTCACTCGCTAGAATATCGGCTAAATCCAATTCTTGTTTTGCCATAAAATTTGGTTATTAATTGTTAAATAAATCATCGAATGCTGCAGCTACATCATCAGTCTTTTTAGAAACTGGTGGTTGTGTTGGAGTTTCGATTGAACCGCCTAAATCATGAGATACACTTGGTGTAGCTTTAGATGTAGTATTGGTCGAAAGGGTTTCCTCTACGACTGAAGTTGTACTATCATCATCTGATGTTGCAGATGGGTTTAACCATCCTTCTAATACATTCTTTAATTCAGCGTAAGAAAGTTCGGAATACAATTCAGTAATCTCAGTTTGGTTATCTAAGAATTTCTGAAGGTCTCCACCTTCTGCCAATGGTGTTTGATTTGGTTTAACACGCAGTGTAGTCGTAGGATACGATGTACCTGCATCTTCCGCAGAAATGTAATCAACTGTTAAATCTCTACCGGTATTTGGGTCAGTAATATCTCCGTAATCGGGGTCAGCGATGTAACCCAAAATTTCTTGATAAACTGTCTTACCAAATCCCCAAAATTTAACTCCTTCATTTTCTTGTCCACGAACAATAACAGGAACGAAGGTTCTCAACTTAGGCTCCATAGCCTTTGCTGCTTTCCAATCTTCCTTATCACCCATTCTTTTAAGTTTGTCTGCAAACTCAACAATAGGGTCAGGTCTACCAAATGAAATTGGAGATAGATAAGTTTTGTTATTTACGTTGTAGTGAAAATAAAGTTCGATAAAAGGATTATCTTTGTTGAACTTGTAAGGGACGATTCGGACTTGGGATTTGCCAGGTGTTGGTTTCCACAATGCATCCGATTTCTTTTGTGTGTTTTGTAGTTTGTTTAGTCTACCTCTAATTGCGTTAATGTCTAATGCCATTTTTTCTCCGTTTAAGTGTTTAAAATTAAGTTGTTTTATGGTTTTATTTACGAGTCTTTCCTACTCGCGGTGTGTGTATATAAATATACGAATTTCCGATTTTCGTATAAATGTTTTTTATTTTTTTTCGTAAATTAAACTTTGAAGTAATTTTGTTTTATTGAAAGAAATAACATCTTTTTTTCTCACAACATAAACTTTCTTTACACCTATTGGGTTATATTCTTCCAATCTTTTCTTTAATACTTTTATTTTTTTTGAGTTAATATAATTTTCATCTACTTCAAGAATATTATAAGGAATTCTATCATCTAAAACATATGAACAAAATTTATCAATATGACCCCAATCTAGTGTTTCTGTTGCTTCCAAATGAAAGAACGGAATTGTCTCATTCTTCTCAAATATATTTAAATCATGTTCTCTCTCATTAAAATCTTCTCTTGATTCAATTGTATATCCACCATCTTCAAATTTATCTACATCATATTGCTTATCTGATATTAATACAAAACTACGATGTGTTTGATAATAGTTGGGATGTGTATTATCATTCATTTGTGCAGTAAATTCATCTATTTTATTATCTTCGTGTTTACCTGTTAATGCTAAATCGTTATCATCAACGTATTCTTTATGAAAGTTTTCAAAATTCTTTCTGTCTTCTTCTGGCAATTGGTCCGATTTAATACCCGGCCAGGGGTATTCACTCCTTGCTATCCAAATCATTTGACCGAAGTTATACTCAGCACCAGAAATATCTCCTGGCGATGATGAGTTTAACCTATCTGAAGAGTAATATATTTTTTGTTGATTGAAAAAATGATTACCTGGTACTGATGGAGACCATCCATGTGGATACCATAATTCTTTTCCTAATGAAAGTTTCTTTAATTCATGTCCTTGAATTGTCCATTTAGTATCGATATATTTATAATAATATACATCCCATAACCCACCACTCTTTTCAATTGGTGGTCCGGGTTTACCATTTTCATCCACATTAACCTGAGTAAGTTCTGAAACATCGCTTACCAATTGGCCGGCTTTTATTGTAGGAAAATATAAATTAGAACCTGTTGTTTTATCTTTATCAGCAGCATCTTTAATCCAATATCTAAAATCTGCTCTTGAATTTACAAAAGATAAATTAAGGTTTTTGATAATTGCTTTCGGTGACCAATCTATACCATTATCTATTCTTTTTTTAATTGCAAAAAAGAATGTTGGAGTTTCTTTAAAGAATTCAATATTTGGTATCTTTGATTTATATTCCTCTTCAGTCAATTCATATCCCTCAATAGTTAAAGAGGTAATATTGGCAATATCTAGTCTAGTTATGTCTTTAGTTAAATCTATTCCAGTCCAATTAAACTTGTACATCATATACTTGTCACCGATAATTGTAAGTACATAATCTTGAATACCCCATCGCATTGGTAGTACTATTGACCCACCAATACACCAATGTCCAGTTTTACCAACTCGTGCACCTACTTTTTTTCTTATGTAAACAAAATAATCAACAAATTCCGGCCAGGGTAATGGTTTACCATTATTACCTGTGTATATATGAGTTAAATCATTGATAAACCCAAAATCGGTACTTTCGTAATCATGTGCGTTTTGTGAAGGTTCTTGTGCTGTATTTCCTCCATTAATTTGAGAGAATTCTTGAAATCTAAAAAAAGATTGAATATAATCACTATCGATTACTTGTTCATTTACTTTTATCATAATTCTATGTGTTTTAAGTTTTAATATTAAGCTAAGATACGATTAATATCTGATATATCCAAATATTTTATCATTTAATTTCCCATTTGGAATCAAACCAAAAAGTTCTTTTTTGTCTATCCCTCATACAATCTACTTTACCATAGAATTGCATCCATTCATCCCACGTGATATCCCTTAGAATTGGGGTATTATTATCATTCATCCAAGTGTATAATGTTCCACCACCCAATCGGTACGAATCCCGTACTTGTCCTATTAAATGGTCTAAGAATGAGGTATCAATAATATTTCTAATAGGTTGAAACGGATTTACATCCCACTTACCTAAAATCTCTGCCCTTAGATAGTTTCCGATTCCATTAAACCATTGTTGATTCATTAGAACTTCGTGAGCAGGTTTATCAAAATCTCTATGTTCTAAATTAGAAAGAATATTATCTCTAAAAGATTGCTCATCATCAAAAATATCCGGTCCTCTTTTCTTACCCCAATCAGTTCCAAGTGATTTACCGAATCTTCGAACATCTGTCCACGTGAAAATATCCCCATCAGACATGGTAAAGCGAATATGACCATGCTTCCAACTCATTGTGGAATCATCCATTCGTTCTTTAAAGTTTTTGAATCCACCACTCATACCTAATGTAATTACAACGGGGGTATCATCAAACTTTAACATCATCTCTTTACCACGTGGGGTTGCAGATAATCTCTTTCCCACCACATCGATACCCTCTACCAATTTAAGTTTGTTAGAAGGGAGATATTCTACCTTTACGATAGTTCTATCTTTATTTTTTCGTGTGACCCATTCGGAGGTTAGTCGTACTTCGGAGATTTCTGGCATTACTTAGCCCATTTACCATTAGAAACTATTTGTGCAATAATTCCATATACTGATAGGTCTTGAAAGGTATCTTCTATTGATTCCCCAACCGAATCCTCTTTACTTAGGACTACCAATTGTTTTAATCTTTGGATTTTATCGTTCATTCTAAACCATAAACCCGTAAGTGATAATTTCTTATCCTCCGCAGTTTCTAAGTTAGTACCAACCGAAATATTATTTGGGCCATAGTTTGATTGTTTTAGACAAAACAATTCGTATTGAGTAAACATAAGTCGTTTAAACTCATCCGTCATTTCTGGGTATTCTTTTTCAACTTGTTCTATGATTTTGGGATTATCGTATTTGATAAATGCAACCTCATCATCCTTTGTCTCCAATTTAGGAGCTATGTTCATTTGAAGTTGATTCTTCACTTGTTGACCTATAATCTTAGGACCACTTGATTGTGGGGGTGTGTTTTTTGCCATTATAACCTTTATTTATTTTTATTAATTCAAAGATACGAATAATATTTCGTATTACCAAATTTATTGAGGAGTATTTTCAGAAGTTTCTATCACTTCAAAAATTCTCGTACTAAGTTTTTTAGTTCCTTCAGTATTTGTCACTATAATAGTGTTTCTAAATTTTTCCCAATCTATCTCAAAACTTTTATCTAATTTACCACCATTTTCCTCTTTAACTAATTCGTTTAGAGCGTTGATTGTATATAGGGTATTAGATTGTTTTTTTCTATGTACTAAGATAGTATCTTTTAATGGAGCAGATGGTTTATATTGAGTATCTATATTGTATGTAATATATAATTCATCTAAGTTAGATTTATTCTGAAGCACGTATATATAATTATAAACAATTGTATATGTTTGTCTAATTTTTTCTAATATGGTTTGTAATTCATCTCTTTTTGTAAAGGTACACAAAAGTTGTGTTTGCATCTAATCTCTCCTATTTTTTATACTCTCTATAATAAGTATTAAAAATAAAAACCAAATGCTTTTTTACTAATATAATATTTTTTTAAATTAGTTTTGAGTTTTTTCTTTTAAACATGCTTCCATATCTTTACCAAAGAGTCCTAAAAGAGAATTATTTCCAGTACCCTTTGTACGATAATTTTCTTTTCCTATTTGAGTTGTACCGCTTTCTGATTGAAATACTAAAGATTCATCTTCACTATTAATTTTCATAGTTTTTCCTAAATGGTCTAATAAACCATCTCTTCCTTCTTTTGTATCGAGGTCACCTGTAAACTTAGAAAGGTCACCTAAACAAGTTCTAATATGTTTTGAATTTACAGTACGTCCTTCAATATTCATATCACCAATATCCTCTTCTTCACCTAAAATATATCTATCCCAATGCATTTGTTTAACAAATGTATTTACATATGTTTGGGTATGTGGACCATTCTCAGGTGGTTGTGGGGGATTTGGTGCACGTTCTTTCTGCCATTTTTCATCTGCATCAGCTATATCACTACTAATTTGTTTGTATGCTTCTTTCATTGCATTTTTACTAGTAGAACCAACTGATTCAACCCAATCCATTTCTGGTGATAACATCAAGTTAATAGCATCATCATCAAATGGGACTGCATCTTTAGTGTTGTAGTTATTTATTTGTTGTTTAGTAAGTTGTAATATTTCTTCATCAGATTTATTAGGATATTTTTTTCTTAAAGTATTACGAATTTCCCTCACTTTGGCAACATTATCTGATAGTTTGGTTACCATCTTTGTTACACCAGTAGTAGTATCACCATCTTTAGATAATCCTAAAAGTGCACCTGCTATTTGGTCATCGTCATATGGTGGTTCTATTCCTTGTTTTTTTAGATAATCATTTACTTTTTTGCCCAACTTTGTATTGGTTTTCATTTGAGATTGTATATCTCCTATGTAGTTTTTTCTACCACCTTGACCACCATCTAAATTTTTAAATAGTTTACCTAATTTATTTTCTTTTGAAAACTCTACGGGATTTTGAACGTTTGCATTTACTGTACCACTTGGTCCTAATCCGGCTTTTTGGATTATTTCAACTCCCTTACCGGTAATATTTTCTATATTTTCACTTATTTTTTTGGCTTCCTCTTCAGAATAGCCATACTTTTCGGAAACCCTATCACTCTCCTCATTCATTAATTTTGCTCTTTGTCTAACCGTTGAATTGAATACGGTATCTTTAAATGAACTTTTATTAGATGTATGTTTAAATCCAATAAATCCATCTGTTGTTTCATATAAAATACCACTATCAGTATCCTTTCTCGCTTTAATAAATCGTAGTTGTCTTTCGTAATGTTTTATCGCCGTTTCATCACCCGATTCTTGTGCTTGGGTTAATTTAGCTTCCATTACTGATATAAGATTTTTTTTCGCAGAACCATTTTCATTTACTGGGTCCATTACCGGAGTTGGAAATGGGTCAGTTTGAGGATTTTTATATTTATATTTTGGATTTGTAGTTAACTCTTTTAATTCGTTTTTACCAGTTCTATATGATATTTTTAACCACCTTGTAATATCGTTATCGGACATACCGTCACTTATAGATGAATTTCTAACTTCTTCAAAATGATTATCTACGAATTCGTTTTCTATTATTTCTGAATTATTACTTAATTCTTTTAAAGATGTCCCACCATACATTTCACCAATTGCAGAACCACCTGTTCCAGGAGGATTCTTTTTACCTGATAGGATATCATCGATTTCTGATTTTAATTCCTTAATTACATTATTAAAAGTAGTTTCCCAATCTACTTCACCACTTGCTGCTTCTGCCTCTTTTTTAAATCTTTCTTGAGATTGAGGGTCTTGTAATGAAGTTCCCTTTTCCGGTTCTGCAGGTGGTTGTTCACCCCCTACCGCTTGACCTTCTTCCCCGCCCTTTTCTTTGGGTTTGGCGTTTGGATTGTTAGTTGGTCCACCTTCTTCACCAGCTTTATTTTTTTGTTTTTCATATTCATCATCATTTACGGGTGAATATTTTCCATTATCATCTTTTTTAAATTTTTGTGCACCTTCTTTGCCTTCATCACTTACTTTTACATAGAATCCCTGACCAACGTGTTTATATTGAGAATCTTCCCCTTCAGCTTCATTCAAATTTTTAAGTAGTTCCGATTCCATTGAACCCAATCCCCACTCTGATAGAATATCTGATATTAGGTTTTGATGTTCTTTTTTAGCCAGCATAGGATACCCTTCGGTACTCCTATAAGAAAGTTCACGTAATAATTTATTGAAAAATTGATTTGAAGTCATTTTTATTTTTTTTTACCTACCACAAATATACAAAAAATATTTCGGGTTTCCTAATTTATCTTTGCTTATTATATAAGTATTGTTATAATCCGTATTTAGATTTATCTACATTATAGTTATTCAAAACTTCGGTTGATGTCGATGCTCTATTATATAAATGTTGGTAAAGTAGAATTATAATTAGATAATACCTGTGCATCAGTTAGAGCAGAATTATATACTCTCATTATACCAAATCTGCCATCGAAATCAGTTCCATCACCTTGATTTGTAATAGTTCTATAACCAAAGTTCATATGAAAAAGGGGATAAGAATAATTCATAGGTGAGGCCCACGATACATTTACTGAACCTTTATATACACCATCAATATATCCTTTACATACCGAACCATTATAAGTTAAAACTATTTGATGCCATTGATTAAATGAAACTGCACCTATATTTCCGGTTGATACTAAAGTAGTTGCATTCCAAAGTCCAACTTCTAAATTACCACCAACTATTTCTATTGCTGAAAAGTGGTACGATGCATTTGGAGTTGTAGTATCATTATACTGAACTAATACCCCATTATTAGTTGGATATACCCATAGTTCTACTGAATGAACTTCATTGGCTGATGTTATTACTGAACTTAAATTTGGTGTTGTTATATAATCATCAACAAAAGTAAAATAATTAGTAGTCCAAGTTGGAGAACCTGTAATTGTTCCATTTCTACTATTACCACTTATATCGGTAATAGTTACCCCACTGCCATTATATGATGATGTATTAAATGTGTTATAATGTAAAAGTAAATTTTCAGTAGCTACTACGGATGTTGTTGGCCAAATTTGATTATTATTCAAAAATGCCTTTGTTGCTGAATTTCCGTTAAATCTTATATTAGTTGCATTTCCAAATACTGGCATAATTTATCCTATTATAATGTAAAGAGTTCCACTTACAGGTGTTAATGCTGCGTATGAAGCCGATGTTATAGTTTGTATTGATGATAGATTTGATGAACTAACAAAACTAGCACTAATTGCATATCTTGTATCAAACGAAGATGTCAATTGAGATGAACCACTTATTACACCATTGGTTGATGCTATCGAACCCGTTATACCACCCAATGAAGTTATTGAACCCGTTACTGCTAAACTATTACTAATTTGCATTGTGTCAAGTGTGTTGAGGGCAAAGATTGCGTTCATTGCTTTGACATAGGCACTACTGTTTACACCCAACGTTGTTGTAATACCACCTGCTTGAACGCCCAATACTCTGATTTTTACTGTTTGATTGGTTGAGGGAGTATAAACCAACTTGCTGATTATGTTGAAGTTATGCTGTGCATAATTATAGTTGTAACTGTATGCTGTGGCAAATGATGCACTATCGCCATCCAATGCGGTGTTGGTAGTGGCATCAACCCAGTCATACTGCACATATGGGTCATTATTAAATCCACTAAAACTCCAATTTGGAGTAAATGACAACTCGTAAGTTGTGCCAGCAGTCAGTGTATAAACACCAGTGCTGGTATTGTATGACACTGAACTACCAGAAGATTTGTCTGTGGTGTTTAGGATTACATCACCAGCACCTGTAAAAGTTTGACCGCTAGTGGTTCTTGTGGTTGCTATGTAGTTTGTAGCAACCGTGCCAGTAGCAGTAGCTTGAACTGCTATTGTCGGATTAATTTGTTGAATGATTGCCTTTGTTCCAATACCGTGTCTGACTATTACTGTTCCGGCTGCCTCTACGATACGAACTTTTATTGTTTGATTTGTAGTTGGTGTATAAATTAAAGTAGTAGATGTTGCATTAAATTCATTTGTATTTCTATTGATATGCTCACCTACACCCGCACTTACACCACTTGTATCTAATCTAGTATTTGTTGTTGCATCTACCCAATCGTATATTATATAACCATTTGCTAAATCACTAAAATTTGAAAAACTTAATTCTGCAAATAATTTATATGTTTTATTTGCAGTTAATGTAAATACACCAGTTGATGTGTTAAGAGATATACCACTACTTACGACTGAACTATTAAAAATAATATCATTACCAACACCCATACTTGTTTGGTCGGATGTTATTCTACCTGCGTTAATATAATCAGGACTAACTACACCATAAGTTGTTGGTTGGCCATTGACAGTTAAATTAGTAAATGTTCCACTAACTGATGTTATAGAAGATGCTAATGAAGAACTGAATGAAGAAGTGTATGTGTTAAATGAA